GGTGAGATCAAGTCTCGGATCCGCAGCCATCGGTAAATTCGGCTGCTGCGGATGGGGAGTCCTCATTTCTTGATTTACGAGATCAATAAATGTGGCCATTGCCCTCTGTACTTCTCCCACCATACGGAACGGGAATCCGCTGAGCATGGCAGCGACTTCGTCGTCCGTTTTTGAAGGGAATAAATACTTCAGTGCTTCTATGCTATCAACACCTAACTCCTGTAGGTTCCGAGTAAAGATTGACTGGTTAAGTTTGTCTTGTGTGGTGTCTTCATAGACAGGTCCCATCCAGCGCCAGTAAACCGTCCGATCCCCGTCCGGGGCTAGACCCAAAACCCCGTCAGGAATCTCTTTTGTTTCTACTGCCTTGTCAATTGCTTTCTGTAGTTTCTTTTCATAAGTTGATTTTTGTTTTTCGTATTTAGCTTGTGATGCTTCATCACTAGGATCTTCAGGAGGATCAGGATATTTAATTCCAGAAGCGTAAGCAAGGCTCTTACGGAAAATCTGCTCCTCCTGGAAGATCATTAGTTCAAGGCACTTGCAAACACCGTAGGTATAGAGTTGCAAGCACTTTTTCTTAGCAGTTGCACTTACCCGTCCATAAGCTGATTTAATCTCCGTAGCAGTTACATTAGTAATACTAAGGTCGTCGATGCCACCTAAGGCAAGCCGGATCTCACTACGAAGTTGTTCGGCATACCGTGCCTGATCAGCACTTACGGCATTGGGTGTAATAAAACCAACGCGATCTGTTGGCTCCAGGTTGGCAATAACGCGAGGAACCCGCATGCCACTACCAGGTTTACCGTAGTAACCAGGATGCTGTCTAGTTACGTTATCTGATTTATAAGTAGAGCTGGACAGACTGAATTCAGATTGGAAGCCAGACTGACTGGAAATACTGGGGCGCTGGGTCGCGTCCCCATCTGTTTTCTCAATAATGTCTTGCTTGGGACGAGAAGACAGAAGTGTCGGGTTACCGAAGAAAGAAAGGTTGGCTCTAATATTTTTAACCATTTCATCGTGAGCGATGATTTGGTTAGATAACCACTCAAACTCACCATGTCCATCAGTGCCAAAAGCATCTGGATTATTGAAGACTTCAACACACGGAATAAACTCCATGGTGTTGATTGTTTTGATGGTATTGCCTAGAGTTGCAAACTCAATGGGGGTGTCAAATGTCAGTTCTTGTTCGCTATGGCACTCTTCAATTTCCGTGGCTGTAATCCGCAGCCGCATGTAGCGCTTATCTGTTGACAGCCCAATGCCACCGAAGCCCCGGCTAGACTTAACTTTATAAGGATAGATGATGATTACTTCTTCTAAATCGCCTTCTGGTGTGTAGTAAGTTCGATACGCGTCTTTATCGAACCAGTACAACCGATATGTCTTCTTGGTTGGGCGAATATAAAACAGACCTTTGCCGTAAGCCAGGAACCGATCCCACATCGAATCGAGGCGGGCATCCAATTTGTTGAACTTGATTACCTGTTGGATAAAATCAAACCGCTGGGTTCCGAAATTATCTTGATGCGGATAGAACTCGACGCCCTGCCGGATTCCAAACATGCGCATCTGTGAAAGGTGCGCATTTATCAACATAGTGTCTGAGCTTCCGTTTGAGTCCCGCTCAACAACAGATTTTAAAATGTCATTAAGAAGGGAAGTGTTGTCAGACATTTTTAAAGCTTTAAACAGGTACGGCAGGTTAAGCTATCTACACTTTATAGCACATTGGGGCATTCGGCAAGGGTGCTTAAAACATACCCTTTTGTAGATCTTTGACGACCATAAAGCAAATTGCTGAGGTTTCCAGGATTTAAATTTAACTCTCTAGCCGCGTCATTTATAGAAGAAAACTGAAAAATTTTCTGCTCATAACAGTAGTAGACGTAATGAAAAAGACGCGTCTCCACCAAAAAGCGCTCAGGTTGGTTCAGTATAGCAGTAAATTGACGGGATCATGCCTCAATTTCGTAACCGGTGTGCAACCTTTTTAAGGTGATCACATCATCTTCCACTTCGACGTCGAAACGTTCTCCAGGAATCAAGCCCATGTCGTGGCATAACTCGTCAGGAAGGGGGACAACGGCGGAACCGTATGCGTCCTGATCCAATTCGATGATGTAGTATCCGGTAGACATTGTTGAGTGATTTTTCTAGTTTAAATCCAGAATACTTTAACCTTAATACTCCAACTCAAGCTTACCTCGTGTCATGAGTCCATTACAGAGCCAAATCAAGGCGTCGACGCAGTCGTCGTGAGAGCTAACCCCGAAGTTTACGATCTCATCAGTAAGGGCTTGGAATTTACGATATTTGTTAAAAACTATTTTCCTTTGCTCAAAAAGGCCCATAATTCCTCTGAAACGCGCAACTTTGTCACCACGGAACCCTTTTACGGCGTGCCAGTTTATGTTGTAAAGACCGTGATCACCAAGGCAGATGCGTTTGAAATCTGCTTCTAGCGAGGCTTGGTAAGCCACTGCCTCAGACCACACATCAATATTGCTCCCACTGGGGTGATACTGGTTACCGTCTTTGTGAACAATGCCCCACTCGTAGCACATCTCCATTAAGGACTCTAGCTTCTCCAGGTTGCCCATGATCCGAATGCGTTTGCAATCGATAATGTGGATCTTGTCCCCAACACGACCTCCTAATACCATGACGGTGTAATCGTTACGTTCCTTAACGCCCGCGGACAAATCAACACCAATCCCTAAAGAATCAAATTCTGTAGAAATTTGTCCTTTGACAATCAGATCTGGTGAGATCGATAATTCACTGGTCTGAACAATTTGATTTTGATATTGAAAACTGAAACTAATAGGAGCTTGACGACGTCGATCTTGTAAGTATTCCAAAGACCACATATCGGGCCAGTAAGAAATCTCATCTCCTGAATCATCGACAGTGATTGCGGATTGAACGATTTGAACCCAGTCATTTACAGGAGTGAAGGTAGTGCTGTGAATGTCATCGTGACGGAACCGGGTACCAAGGCAGATAGCCCTTCCACCTTCAAACATAGTAGGAACAATAACCGAGTTCCAGTTGTCCTCCATCATTTGACGGATGTCGCGGTTTTTAATATCGTCGGCGCTCTTGACCACGTCGTCGAGTATACATAGGTGGCTTCGTTTAGAAGTCACAGCGCCTTTAAGACCTGCACAACAAATAGTAAATTCCTCTTCACCAGTAGATTTAATTCCTGCAAACTTCCAATCAATGCTCCAGTATTCGTTGGAGTTAATCCCCTTAGCAATTTTTACAGAAGGAAAAATTTCTCGATATGCCTTGCTTTCTTCAATAATTCGCTTGATGGCTGCGCTCTTAGGCCGGGCCACATCAACCGTGTATGAAATATAAAGAATTTTTAACGGTTTTTTGTGAAGGGCGTGAACTCCAATAGACCACGCTGTGTACAAGCCGAGGACTGTAGATTTTGCTGACCCCCTCGGAGCCAGGATGTCAATATTAGGTCCGCCAATACCGACTAGGCACTCAGTGTCATCGCTGGTGCATAGATAACGGTGCCACTCTTTATGATGTGCAGCAGGAGGTTTATCTCCAACAACATCACAAAAATAAGCGAAATAAACACGCGCCCGCTCGACGTCAATGTTAGATGTTTTTTTAACAACTTGTTGTTTTGCTGCAGCACGGGCGGTTCTGCGGTAAACGGAGTAAAGACTGGTACCTGCCATTCGCTTACCTTAGCGCACTGAACCTTAAGACTCCTCTTGTAAAATCTTGGTCCACACACCCATAGAAGCTTCCTGAAGAGGTCCTTCGATTGGGTCGTCACGGAAGATCAAGAGCATCTCTCTAAGGGCACGGTCGGCGCCAGCAAGAATCAAACCTTGTTTGTCGGTAAGGTGCTTCTCATCATTAAGTTGTTTGATGGAGCCGCGTAACTCTTTCTGTAGCATGGCGATGCGGGATGCGCCCATATCTTGCTTGATCATGCCAAGATCAATGGCATCTCGAAGCTTGGAGATATCCTGCTGCATGGAGTCAATCTCCATTTCTAAGATACCGTTAAAATTTCTTTTCTTAAACTCTTTCTTAGACCACTCATCACACTCCACAATGGTTCCTGTGAACCCGAGGAAACGGGAATACAGGTACATCTGGATTGGGGAGCTGACTTGTTTACAGAAAGCAAGAAAGGATTCGCGGTCTTTTTCAGTTAAAGACTTGATCCAATCGATCATGCGCGGAAGGCTTTACGAGCCCATTGTTGGTTACGGTTTGCAATATAGTTCGCTTGCATGATTTGTTGCAAGTCTGTTTTGCGTTGTTCTTCTGCTGCAGTACGTGTAGTTGCACGTTGCTGCTCACCGGTTTCGCCAATTTGTTGGAGCTGCCCAGCAAGCAACTGTTCTTGAGTCAAGCGCTGTTGTTCGCCAGTCTCACCAATCTGTCTGGACTGTCCAGCAAGCAGTTGTTCCTGCGTTAACCGCGATTGCGTACCAGTCTCACCAATCTGTCTGGACTGTCCAGCAAGCAGTTGTTCCTGCGTTAACCGCGATTGCGTACCAGTCTCACCAATTTGTTGCAGTTGTCCAGCAAGCAGCTGCGCCTGGGTTAAGCGCTGTTGTTCTCCGGTAGCTCCGACAGTTAAGCGCTCTTGTTCTCCTGTTGTTGCAGCAGTCAGGCGTTGTTCTCTACCTGTTGCGCCAATTTGTTCAAGCTGTCCAGCAAGGAGCTGTCCTTGAGTTAAACGAGCTTGCTCTCCTGTTGTTACGGCAGTCTGACGCGCTTGTAAGCCTGATTCACTAATCTGAGCAAGCTGTCCAGCAAGGAGTTGGCCTTGCGTTTTAAGGGTTGACGCAGTTTGTGCTCCTATGGTTGCACGCGTTTCAGCACCAACAGCTTGTGTTTGTCTAATATCTTGTGTTGTAAAAAACTCCTTATTCTGCTGATCCAAGACGGCACCTTGCGCCATCTTGGCCCTATCAACAGCAGCCTGCAAATCAATTAGAGCAGTCTGTGTTTGGAAAGATTGCGTTGGAACCTGGGTTACATCTTCTTCTGTTGTTTTTTTAGATTTAGCTTTAGCAGCATCTGCGTCTGCTTTGGCCTTAGCAGCTGCATCGGCTTTTGCTTTTTCTTGTTGAGCGGAGATACCTAAAGTAGTTCCGGAAACTGTGCCGTAATCTTCTGTAAGTTTTTTAGTAGACTCTTCATAAGTTTTATTAGCAAGTCCTGTTTTTGTTGTATACGTATCAAGAAAAGCGGCAGCTGCAGGGTTTTTTTGTCCGCCTTTTAAACCTTTTAGGTTTGTTTGGTATTCTTTTTTTGCCTCCTTTAATGCAGTATCTCGAGTAGATGTTGCACCAGCTACTCCTGTGCTGTATATTTGTGCAGCAGAAGGAGCAGGAGCAGGAGCAGGA